GTCCATGACGAAGTGGGTCCTTCCAACTGAACAGGAACCTCATTTTCGGTTAGCACGGCGAAAAATCCGTGCTTTTCGACAAATTCTTCTATTGCATCTATCTGATATGAGTATTGAAGAGCGTGAGCTATTTCATGGTAACCAGTGTGCGCCCCAGCTGCTTCCATCGATCCGCCATGTGCACCAGCCGAAATGTCTGTCGCATAAGTGTTCTTCATGAATTCCATTTTTTCTTCATGTCGCAAAAATTCAGCTATGGCTTCCCATTTTTCAGGGTCGGTGGCGCTTAAGGGATTACCTGAATCGTCTGTAATAATTTCCGTAAGAAGGGGATTACCGTTCTCGTCTTCCGCATTTCTCCAATCCGAATCGAGGAAAGGTCTTAGCGCTTGAGCTAAGGGATTGAATTCGATCTCCACACCCATTTCTCCTGTTGTTTCATTGAAGAAGGGTTTGGTCATACCATCTGTCGTCCAATACTCCTCAAAAGTGTCTCCTGATTCGTTGAAGCTTCTGAAAGAAATTTTCTTAAGTCTTCTCATACCTTCTTCGTTGGTTCCCAACTCATGAAGGACAGAACCCAATTGACCACGAAGGGAAGATTCTTGGAGATCTATTATTGTGTTAACCGAATCAACAACCGAGGGGTCGCCTGCTGCATAGCTTTGCTTTAATCTTTCAAGCCCTAGTTGGCTGTGACCGTGTCCAGCAATAATTTCAAGCGCTTCATCTATAGACTGCGTTCTCATCGCCGATAAGTTTTCCTCCACAGATTTACTTTTATCGTATTTGTACCCACCAGACAGACTGGTGAAAAGTTCACTCCAATCAAGATCTATAAAATTGTCCTTCTCAGGATCAGTCAACTGGTCCAGTAGTAGCCAAAAATCTTTATTTCCGACTATGTCCTCTGGGTCGATATCTGGGTAATCTGCGAGGAGGTCAGCGATAACAGAATTTCTTGCTGCCATAGCGACGTCAGCGTCAAGAGTGGTGCCAATTAATTTGTTGGCATTCTCTGTAGCGCTACGACGTTTAGGGAGAGATGCTTTAAGTCTGCTTTCATCTCGTCTAAAAGGTATTTCCCCTCGATAACTAATCCCGTGCATTGCTTGGGAAGCTCGTTGCCCCAATTCCCGAACCACATCCTTCATTACCTCTACAGGTGAAAAGCAGTTGGTGCCAAACTCGTCAGTAAACTGATTAGCCGCCGGAGTACCCGGAGGGCATCGGAACTTACCTAACGCATCAACGATGAGACCAAGTCCACGAGCAGCGCGTCCACCAAGACTCGAACCGCCAGGTAAAATATCTTTAAGCGTTCTACCTAAAGACTTGACTTCATTTTCTTCATCTAGTTGAAAGTCAAGAACAGTTCTGTCTTTTACATCCCTTCGAGTTTCGAGAATAGGTTCACCAGTTCGAGGGTCTTGTTTGTAAGTTCTTAGCCTAATTTTTGGTCTACTGGCGCGCCATTGCAGAGCCGACTGCATGGCTTTGCGCTTCTCTTCTTCAGATTGTTTCTTAGGTGGATCAACCCACCCAAAATTATCTTTACCCGATTTAAGGTCAGCGGCAGTGACATGAAGTTTAAGTACCTGACCGGGATCGCGAACACCATTCGGATCAAAACGAACCTTTGGTTCTATTTCTTTAACTCCACTACCAGACGTGCGTTTAGCCGAATCTCCATCGTCTGGAGTTTCTTTAGGTGCGTTTATTGCAGAACCCAACTTGCCGTTGAGGGCTTTAACTACAATCTCAGCGTTAAGAGTTGGCTGTGCTGCAAGAGTGTTACTTCTCGCAATGAACTCATCTCCAGCGGCAACTAGATCTCGCCGTCTGTGATTAATCCTTGATGAGAGATAAGTTCTTTTTTTGGGGGAGAACTCGGTCATCCGGACCCACCTTTCGGGGAGCCCTTAGAGGGAACCGTCGTTATTAGTTTCCTCCGCAAGTAATTCAAATTCGATCAGAGAAGCCATGAAACCAGCATCGTCTGCGCTCATGATCGCTTTTTCCTTACTGCCAGCGACCCAGTTGGTCGGAATCAATTCTTCCAAACCAAGATCTGTTGCTCGCTTCATAATGTGAGCTTTTGTCGCCAGCTTGTCGTCTGCTCGACCATAAGCTTGAACTGCATTACGGAGATCCTCTTCATTCACAATTGGGTATGAACCATCTTTCATAGCGTGGCCCTTTTCGGCCAAATCGTCGCGCTCCTCATCAGAGAATGCACGCTTTAACGCAATTTCAGCAGCCTCAGCTTCAATATCTTCAGCTTCATCTGGTTCGTATGTGTCGTAACCTAAGACTTCACCGTCTAAGGCAACAAACACATCATGTGATTTACCATCGATGCCATTAATCTCTACTGCGTAGCAGTCGAATGATTCAAATACATCTGGCTCGACAGCATTAACAACACCTTCAATTGTTTTAACAGCAATATCGGCAGCTTCGCTAAAGTCGATTAGGTCGATTGTTTCAAAGGCATCTTTTTGCTCAAAGACAGAATCGTCAAGGCGGTTGAAGCCTAAGACCTCTCCTGTTTTACCTTCAACGAATACTTCGACAACTTTTTTGCCGTCAACATCAAGGTCGCAAATAAAGAGATCAGCACGGTCCGAGTAAACGGAATCGATTACTGTTGCATATTCTTCGCCTTTGAATTGAACTTCAAGGCTTTGTTCAACTTGCAACAAGCTTGGCATGCCCTTTTCAGAGACACAGCCGCCTGGGCAGTCGTCGCAAACAGAGGAGTTGCCGGGATAGACCTTGCGGTCAAGGGCACACAAGTATGCACCGGCAGATTTCTTGGCCGTTGCTTCTTCCATTTCCTCTTCATCTTCTTCATCTTCTTCTTCCTCTTCCATGGGGGCCGGAGCTTCTTCCATAGGAGCGGGTGCTTCTTCCGCTGGGGCCTCTTCTGCTGGCGCAGGAGGAGCCTCTTCTGTTGGTGCAGGAGGAGCTTCTTCTGTCATGGGAGCCGGAGCTTCTTCTGCCATTGGGGCGGGAGCCGCCTCTTCCGCCGGAGCAGGAGCAGGAGCGGGAGCAGGAGTGGGAGGTGCTTCCTCTTCTTCCTCTTCCTCTTCTTCTTCCTCGTCATCTTCGATATTAAGGCGGCTTTCGCGCATCATAACGCCAGCCTTTTCATCAACTTCGCTTTCTAGCCCAACCCATCCATCGTCTTCTGTGGTTTCTTCAACTTTTTCTTCAAGAGCTTCTGCGAATTCATCATCAGATTTTTCTGAAACAGGTTTGTCTTCAGTGACTTCATGGTCACCATGTTCGACATCCCCTTCATCTTCACCCTGAGTATCAGAAATATCTCTGGTATCTTTTTCTATACGACGTTTTTCGGCCTCTGCTTCAGAGACTTCATCGAGCATGTTGGCCTTCTCTTCGAGGGCCTTAATTATCATCTCGTCCTCGTCGTCCATTGTTTCATCTTTTGCGATGGTTTCTCCCATTGGACTCTCTTTCATATCGACCGCTGATGCGCCACATTTACCACATATCTTACTACCTGCAGTATACTCGCAATCACTAGTACTGTAGTCCTTGGCACACGTAAGCGTGGTATCACTACTGTTCTTGGCTATGTTTTCTTCTTCCAGACCCATTTTATCAGGCTCCTTATACTGCATGGCTCTGGACAGACACCCTTTCGGGTTGATGCATCCAACGCAAGGTTTCACGGCTTTTTGGCCGTTTATCATGCACAGATACTTCGATTGTTTGCCTCGGAGACCGCTATTAGACATTGTATCCTACCTCTTGCTTATTATTAGTATTAACAAGCATTAGAAACTACTATCTGGGATGCGAACTGTTCGGCCCGCTTCATTGGTCGCTTCTCTTGTTCTACTCTGAATCTCGTTTGTATCTCGGGTAATAAAAGTTGACAAGCCTGCTGAAGATAGTTTTTCAATCAACTGGGCAAACATGTCAGTTCTAGAACCATCTGTTTCCATTTGTCGATCAAGAACGTTCATTAAAGCATCTAGCATTTCATCAATTTCATCTTGAGTTACAGTCAATGTTCCGGCATTGGTTCGTTTGTCACCTGTTTTGCCGGACTCTTGACGGGATAATGTGTCTTTCAGGGTTCTTAAGGCGTCGGCTGTTCTTTTATCGTTGTCTTCACGAGCCATACGTATTTCTTTGTCGAGAGAATCTTCGATTTTTTTAAACCAAGTAGCTTCACCGGTAATCTGAGTACGTCCGGCACGCTCTGATCGCATGCCTTCTCTATTTCCAGTGTTTCTAAAATTTCCACCTGTTGTTTGTCTATTATCAGGCCGCGCTCTTCCAACTTTTGGAGTTCGCCTGTTCACAGGTGGACCTGCATTAAGTTCCCTTAACTGACGTTCCAAGCGATCCATCTCTGAACTGTCACCAGTAGCTTCGGCGTTTCGCCATAAATTGCGAAGATCTGTGATCTTTTCTTCCCTGCTTCGATTTTGTTGTGACCGCATGCCCTGTCGTCGTCGTGATCGAACATATTCTTCAGTTGCCGTACCAGGTAATTTGCCTCTGTTTTGACGTATGCTACGCATGCCGTCGGAGGAGAATAAATCTGGAAGGTCACCGGATTCCATGATGTCAGCACCCTCTGGGCCACTTGCACCTAGTCGTCGAACAGTGGCGGTGTCGCCTTGAGAAATGAACTTATCTCCTTCATAAAGAGATAGAAGATCTTCAATCTTATTTTTTCGACTTAACGCCATGGCGTAAAGCTGTCCCTCTTCAGGGCTGAGATCGTCTTGTCCACTTAGGTAGCTCTCAAATAAACTATCCAATGCCTGTAATTGAGACATTGTTAAATCGTCTGATTCGCTTAAGATATCTCCCATGTCATCCCAAATCTCTATGTGTTCATCACGAACAGAGTCAGGATTTTTACCAATATAATTTGTCGCATTATTGGCTGCGGTTTGCAATGATCGATGATCTTTTTTACGGTCTTTTCGAGCAGAGTCTGCTGTTCTGCGTTGCGGTTCTTTTGATGTTTCTTCACGTTTTGCGACACTTCGGGGCATGTTGATTCCCCCTCTGCGTGCTCGTCTTTCAGCTAAACTTTCAAAGTTTCCTTCACTGCGATTTCGGCGTTTTTCTTGTCTTTCAAGAATTTTATCTAGTTCGTTGTAAATGCGGGTGTGGTGAATTGGAGCTATTCCGCTTCTTTTCGGAGTTAGTTCTACGTTAAGTAAGGAGAATTTGTCTTCGGTGCTTAACTGATCCCAATTGTCGGGTTTAACTTCATTCCATGTTAAGCCTTGTTCACGTTCTGGCTTGACTCCTTCTGTTCCCATAGGGCGGCCACGCTGTTTCTTTTTACCCAGATCCACAGATGATCCACGAGGCAATTCGGAATCGCGCGTAGAGCGCATGCCTTCACTGTGCAATGATTGCTCACCGAGAGTCATATCCTGACCAGGTCGCTTTCGGCTGGGTTGTTTCGGTTTAACGGGTTGATCCCAATATTCCCGTGTTCCTGCAGGGTTGTCTGCGGATGGAGCACCAGGGTGGCCTTCGTAGGCGTCCCAATTGACAACATTCCATTGATCTTCTCGATTTGCCGCTAATACTTCTCGTGTAGAGGGTTTCTCGCGTCGTCTACTCTTGGGCTCGCGTATCTTGCCAGGAGGGTTTGTAGGGGGTCGCCCGCGTCGCTTACCAGAGGCAGTGATGTTTGTGCTTGGCGTATATGCTCTACCTATACGGGGAGGCTCACCAGGTGCAGAGGGTCCTTCCTTTGGTTGAGGACCGGGCGGTTTACCAGTTGATGGCCGAGCGTAAGTAAAACCTCCGCGCCCGTCAGGGCGTCGTATTCTAGGATTTGGACCTGGAGGTCGGCCAGGCGCTCTGCCAGGTTGCTTCTCCGAAGGAGGTGCATTACGGATCAACTGTCTGTTTTTTAAGTATTCCCATCGGCGTGGCGAACCAGATCCCCTGTCCTCCAAATCTTCTAACATGCCTCGTTGTCGTATATCTGGTGGACCTTCAGCAAGTAACTGCTTTTGATTTTGCGGTGTTATGTCTGGCGGTGCACCATTGTTTATGCGCTTAGAACCAAACCCTGCATATTTATCGTCTCCTAAATCTAATTGAGGTGAACGATATTTTCCTTCCGAAAGTGCCGCAAATTCTAGAATGTCGCGACCAGTTTTGCTATGAACTTGACTTGAATCTGGAGAAGGGAAGGTATCCCACCAGTGAATAATGTTTTCATATTCATCAGGAGTGATTTTTACGACACCTTTTTTGTTGGCGGTAAGTTTTTGATCATAATTAATTAAGGCGTTAGCTGCCTTTTTGCGATTTCTTTGACCTCGTCTAGCTTTATCACCATCGATCATTGCTTTAATATGAGATTTGAGAGAATTTATTTCATCTGACGTTAACTCTAATTCAATATCCTTAATATCTTTTGAGAGTTGGATTTTGCTTTGTTTACCAGTTTCCCATCCATGAATTGTGGCAGCTACTTTATGTTTCGAAAGCTCCTTCTCAAGATCACCTATTTTTGATTTGGCTTTTTCAAGTCCGTCTGAGAGTTCTTCTGGAGTGCCATAGACGGAAGCAATTTCAGGATCGTATTTATCAGACCCTGAATTAATTAAGTCTGGATCAACTTCTGAGCCTTCCCCTGTTAGTAAATCTATTTCTTCGTCTAAGTAATCGATTTTTTCTCTAAGCTCGTTCATGCGCCGAGTACGCTCATTGGAGGGCATGTCTCTAATGGCACGAGAAGGTAGATCGGCTTTCGGTGCATAAAACTTTTCCGTCGAGTTCCAACGACTAGTAGAACGCATTCCTTCTGAACTCATTCCATCATTGAAAGAGTTAACGCCCGGTATAGCAGGGCGTTCAAAAGGAGTTCCCTCCTGCACTAGCCCATCATTGTCGCCGTCCCAAGCTTTTGGATCGAATGGCTGAAGGGCCCGTCCGGCCCTACGTACTTTTCCCAGTCCACCACCTCGCCCCAGTCTTGTTCCTAGGGCCTTGACGGCGGTATCGGCAGCTTCCCTAAAGTCCGGTGGGTAATCACTACATATGAGACCCCCCGCACTTGGAGTGACTTTGACATCGTAATATTCAAGAATTGGTTGAAGGGTTTCTTTAACTTCAAAAACTTCTTCTATTTGACAAGGGATAAGAAAAGGATCTGTTTTGACTTCATCCGTTTCTTTTCCTTGTATCGGATTTGGCTTTACAGCCATTGGGCCCATCGGAGAAGCGGGCATGTTAGGGGTCACGGGGGCATACATCATTTGTGGTTTAACTCGTGCTGGTTTCCCAAACATGTATTTGCCAGGTGAGGGGTGATGGTATGCCATCCGATACATTCGAGTGGTTCCATCAACCATTTTTCTCAAAAAGACAACCATGTTTTCGGTTGCTTCAATTATTTTGATCGGAACTTTTGTCCGTGAATGAATTTCCTTAGCCAATTCCATTCGTTTTTCAGGATCGACAGGACCGGCTTCTCCGCGTGACCAAATGTCTCGGCTGCTGGCATCGTCCTCGTCGGAGTCATCTGATGGTTTACCCATAGGAAGAATAATCATCCTCATTGGCATGCTCCCCATCATGTGACCTTTTTCGAAGATAAGACTTGTTTCTTCTTCTGTCTGAATGTCTGGTTCTGAAGCGATGAGATTTTTTGTTCCGCATTCACAACTATTAGGTCCGCAAGCCCCTTCTTCTCCGTCTTTCACGGAAATGGTGCCGGTGAGTTGGTTGGCACCGTGAAGAACAGGGCTTACTTCGTAAAGTTCAACTTCTTTGAGCATATTGGCTTGCTGAACGGGGTCGAAAGTTGCTTGAAGTGTTTTGTAGCCAATTGACCATTCTTGCTCTTCGCCGAAGAAAGCGACGTTGGCAAAAGCCTCGCGTCCTTTTTCTGCGCCTAAATTAAATTGAACTTTTGCGAACAGACCGCCGATTCCGGCACTCTTCATTTTCTGCGGGAGTCGGGGGTCCGAGCTAGGAACTTCGTAAATCTCTAAGACTTTACCAATTGGATCATTCCAACTGTGTCCCCAAACTACTCTGGGTTTCCTTCTTTTTAAGCTTTCATTGAAAGCGCCTGGTAGAACTATGTCTCCAACACTGTCTTTGTTACCTATACCGGAAACAAAGCACTCCACAACTCCTTCGGCTTTATCAACGCTGATTTGAGCACCATTGCGGGCTTTAAATTGAATGTCTTCAAGTAGTTCGTTTGGCATATTGAAACCTCCGTCAGACCATAATAAGGGACAGAAAGCTTCTAACGTGTAAGTAATACTTGTAAGGGCAATAGTTTCCGTAAACTATTTTACGGAAATTAACTGATTGGGAACTTCCATGCTCGCCGTGATTCATCTTCAGCCATCAAAGCTGGCACTTTCGCCAGAATGTTGGCAAAAACACTGACCAATTCACCCTTAATCGCTGTATGGCGACGATCTTCGTCCTGTAGAGACATGCAAGAAATTATCTTTTGGTTGATTTCTTCCTCTGTGGAACGATTAATTGACTTAATGCGGTCCATCTGGGCATTCAGTTGAACTTGAATATCTTTATTAGATGGTGGTTCATAATCATCAGATTTTGTTGCCTGTTGCTCTTGTGAATCTTTAATGATGGAATTCAAAACAGGTCGAATATCTTCATCCATCTGCTTATCCCATGTTTTGGAAGTCATTATATTTTTGATTTCCAAAGTGCCTTGAGTCAGCAATGTGCGAGCTTTTCGACCAGAAACTTTTTCCAAAACAACTCGTTGTTGTCTCTCAAAGAGGCGCTCAAAACTCCGATCCAAAATACCGCTCCACCGGTCATAATCGACACCGAAGTCGTCAGTCTTTGTTTCAATGTCATAAGGCTCTCCAGTGAGTTGCCCCATGTCTCCACCAGCGGGAGCAGCAGCGGGAGCCGCAGGAGCCGCAGGAGCCGGTCCTCCTTGTTCTTGAGCCAAAGCACCTTGCATAGTGTTCGGATCAAGTGGTGCTTCTGAACCAGGTGGTCCTTGCGGTGGGGGCGCTCCGGGCATTCCAGGTTGAGGTGGCATTCCTGGTTGCCCTCCAACCATTGCGTTGGGTTGCTCCATTTCCTTCTCGGTATTTGCAACAGGTGTCAAGTTCGGATTCATAAGTAAGGAATCTGCAAGATCAGATTTAACTTTATCTTTACCAGTCATCTCTCTGTATTCATTGATACTGATAAGACCCTGTTGGAGTTCATCCATTAGGTACCTGTCACGTTCCTGTTTGTAAATAATTAGATTTGGAACTGTAGTGGTATCAAAGTCGATGTAGTGAATTGGGTCTGCTTCATCAAGAGCACGAGCTATCGGCTCAAGGTGAGGCAACATTGTCTCCATCCAGAAAACACGAATTTCCTCTCCAGCGTTACTGAATGTCCTTCCTGATGCATTACCGATGACAGATTCAGGAACACCGAATGCCGCAAAAATTTCTTCTTTCGTGATTGTTCGCATTTGAATGTAAGCGGCATCACGAGGACTGGAAGATGTATCGACAAAGTCAACCCCATCATCTGCGGCAACAACAGTGGTTGAACCAACTCGACCAAGGTTGCCCCTAAAACGTGACCTCAGTTCATTTTTGTCGTCATCATCTATTTCACCACGAAGAACTAGCAAGCCACCGGGTCGTCCATCATTGAGAAGGAAGTTCCGGTTATAAAGTTTTGCAAGATTTTCTATTTCAATAGCAACACCTGCGGACTCCATTGGCGTTAATGAAAGGTAAGGGTCTAGAGGATGTGGTCGTCTAACCCAAATAACATCTTCGGGTTTAATAATTACTTTTTGACCAGTAGGCATTGACACTTCGAAGCCAGATACAAATTTCTTTGGATGAGGTATCGGCGCTGTGTGTTGAGGGGGTAGAAGATTCAGTCCAATAATTCTTCCATCCCTAGAACGTACTTTTTCTATAAATGCCCCACGACTACTCATAAGTAATTGTGAAGAAAGTCTGTATCTAAAAATAAAAGAATTTTCACCCATATTAGATTTGGTATTTAAAACATCTAATATTGTGCTTTGTTTTAAGACGGAAGATTTTGTAACTATTTTTCCGTCAGGGGAGTTTTCTTCTCGAAGAATGATTGGCAATCGGGCTTGGTTACCAGCGATGACATCGACACAACGAGCCACCCATGTAACTTTCTGCATGCCTTCGCGATATGCACGTTCGATATCCCAAGGATCAGTGTAAGCGCTTCCAGCAAGGGAGGGGTTCGTGGCAATGGGCGCGCCAGGTCCCATTGCGCCCTTCGTTTGGGCTAATTCTTCTAATGATTTGTTGTTAGTAGAGTTCCACGCCATTGTTACTCAAGACCCAATAGAAATCCAAATATGCCACAAGCTAGACCCCCAACTATAAGGCCCAACGGCGGATAGACCATCGCTGCACCGATGCTTGTAAGGATAATAAATGATACCATTAGACAGTTCGCTATTATTCCCCGCTCTATCAAGCTTTGTAGTTTCATCCAAATGTTCATATGTCCTCTTACAATAGTCAAGTACAGTTTGTTATTTGTCGCCTATTCTAGAATAGGTCAGACTTGGAGGTGATTGTGTGACTAAAGATTGGAATAAGGTACTTGATTACTTAGAGCCACGCGATTCACCTTATAGCCCAGAGGACGCTTCCTTGACACAGAAGGTGTTTTTGAGAACTTATTCTCTTGAGGCACTGTTTGGTGGCGCTGCAGGTGGTGGAAAAAGTTCTGCATTATTGATGGCTGCATTGCAATATGTTGACGTTCCAAACTATTCGGCAATTTTATTTAGGCGTACCTACGCTGACCTTGCACTACCAGGAGCGATCATGGATCGTTTTCAAGCTTGGATATCTGAACATGAAGATATTAAATGGAATGCGAATAATTACACTGCGATTTTCCCTTCAGGTGCAAGAATTTCTTTTGGTTACCTAAACAACAGCCAAGATTATTTACGTTACAAAGGTGCTGAGTTTCAATTCATTGGAATGGACGAGGTGACAGAAATTCGTGAAGCAGATTATCGATACCTCTTCTCTCGTCTACGTCGCCCTGCGAGTGGGCCGTTAGCAAAAGTTCCACTAAGGATGCGTGCAGCTTCCAACCCTGCTCCGAACTGGGTTAGGCAAAGATTTATTATTGAGGGAAAGGAGCAAGGACGGATTTTCGTTCCGTCCTTTCTGACGGACAACCCGGGTATTGATGCGGCTTCCTATCGGCAGTCGCTTCAAGCCCTAGATCCGATAGAACGCAAAAGGCTCGAAGAGGGTGACTGGTGGTCAACAACTTTAGGGTCAATGTTTGACAGAGAGTCGGTTGTTCTTTTAGATCAAAACGAAATCCCTGAGTTGTCCTCAATGTCAAGAGCAGTACGATTTTGGGATTTAGCCGCAACAGAACCATCCTCAACTAACCCCGATCCAGACTGGACAGTCGGAACCCTCATGATGTTTGATCAGGGCATCGCTTACATTCTTGATGTGAAGCGTGCAAGGGTTAAGGGAGAGAAAGTCGAACAGTTGATTGCTCAGACTGCCTATGAAGATGGACATGCTGTCCCAGTTAGAATGGAGCAGGAACCAGGATCGTCAGGGAAAGCGCTAGTAGACCAATACGCCAGATATGTATTACCGGGTTATGACTTCCTTGGTATGAGGTCAACAGGAGACAAGGTGACACGAGCGCGACCATTTGCCGCCGCACTTGCCAATGGTAACGTCAGGGCGGTACGAGGACCTTGGTTAACAGATTGGCTAGATGAACTTTCCACTTTCCCAGAAGCATGTGATCATGACGACCAAGTGGACTCCGCAACAGGAGCGTTTACACATTTAACAGGATTGGGGTTGCCACAGCGCAAACGAGTC